AGACTTTCAGCCGGTTGCCGGGCAGGCGGGCAATGTCATACACGTCCATGTCCCCGTCAATGCCCAGCAGCCAGCGGCCATTGCCCAGGCTGGTGCTGCCGAGATCGATGATCCAGGCGTGTGCGCCCCTGACCAGGCAGGCCGGCTCTTTCAGGGAGGCGTCCAGCAGGGAGGGATCCGCCAGCCAGGTGCCCTCCTCTTCCATCACGCCGCCACGCAATCTCAATTTTTTAAGCTGGCGGCCAACGGCCTGTTCCGGCGCCCGCTCTGCGGCGGCCTCGCGCATCTGCCCCTGGCCGGTCGCCAGCCAGCGCAGCGAGACGCCGGTGTCCAGTGCGCAGGCGATCACCACATCGCCGGGGAAATAATCCCTTCTTATCCAAGTACTTATCGTACCAGACGACAGCCCGTGCAGGTCGCCCAGCTCTTTTTGCATCGTAAAGCCATAGGCCTGAAGCATACGCGCAAGTACCGCTTTACCCCCTTCCAGCTCATCCAACTGCATCTTGCAAAACCCTCTTTAACGCGAAAATCCATCTTGACAACTTGCAAAATCAAGATTAGAGTCAGGCGGTATCTTGAAATTGATCCTTGATGATACCTATTTTACCCCACTGGAGATCATTCACCATGAATTCTCAAATTGCAATCCCAGGTGGCCCGGAGCTGATGACCTACAGCCAGTTTGCGGAGGCCTATGGTTTCAGCATTCCCACGGTAAAACGCATGGTGGCGGCCGGTGACCTGCTGATCATGCCGCGGCTGAAAGAGGGCGGCGCGGCGCGCATCAATATGGTGGCGTTCCGCGCCCGCCTGCTGGCCCAGGCGATTAACTGCCGTTACATCGCCGGGTGAGCCGCCATGCTGCTGGCAAGCGAGGCCCAACAGGCATTGGCGAAGCGCCACCTGGCCGCCATCCGCCAGACGCACTTTGCCGCCGCCAAAAACCCGACGCAGCAGATTTTTGACGGCGCGCCCGACCACTGGAAGCGGCTGCTCTGTTTTCATGCCGGGCTGAAGGCCCGCCACGTCACGCTCTGTTATGCCGAGCTGACGCAGGAGGAGCGCTGCTGTGTGATTGAGGCGTTGCGATCGTTGACGGCGTTTGCCCGCACGCTGCCGCGTTTTCTCTCGGATAACGACTGCACGCTGCGCCCGCGCTGACCTTTTTTCTTCACAAGGAGAGGTGTATGAACCAGGAAAATGCCCACACCACGGCACTGCGCGAGCAACTCGCCCGCCAGATGGCCGCGCGCTTTGAACAACTCGCCTGTTACATCACCGCCCATGCCCTGCCCCCGGCGGCGGCGGCCGATCTGCTGCGTGACGAGGCCGAGCGCCTCCACCAGCACACCTGGGAATGCCGCTGATGGCGGACTGGGTAGATCGTTCACAAGCCCAGCAGGAGCGCGCGCTGGCGGGCCACCTCGCCCGGGCGCTGCGCAAACCGGCGCAGCCTTCCGCATTTTTCTGCGAAGGCTGCGGCGAGCCGATTGATGAGCGCCGCCGCCGCGCCCTGGACGGCGTGACGCGCTGTTGCGACTGCCAGCAACGGGAAGAGCAGCAGCGCCGCCACCGCCGGTGAGGCCTCGCGCCGTTTTCCCGCCCTGCCCTGATTAAAGAAGAGTGGTGATGCCTGATATGTCCTGTGGGCGCCGCGCCCCTGCGCCGACGCCGCCGTTACCTGTTACCGCGCCGCAGCCGTTTTGCGGTGCCTACCCGTGGAACCGCCCGCGCCCGGCGATTTCGCGCCCACGCGCGCTGACCCGCGAGGCGTGGCGCCAGGCGGAAACGGCGCTGCACCAGCTGAACCAGTTGCCGCGCTGTTTGCGTGCGCCGCTGCTCAACCGTTACCAGCACCTTTTGCGTGAGAACGGCTACCGCGCCGCGCACCATTTTCTGCTGAACGACTTTGCCAAGCGGCTCTGGCCGCGGATTGCGCGGGTCACGGCGCGCCACCAGATGAATTTTGCCGCCTCCGCGCGTTTTACCGGCGAGGCGGAGGTGTACCACCAGTTGCCCGATCTCAATAACAAAGCAGTACGCCGCCTGGCGCAGCGGATTGCCGGGGAGTTGCACGAGGCGTATGAAAGCGCCTGCAACGCCATGGCGCCTGATGCGCCGGAGCGCCTGCTCGAGCCGGTGCTTCAGCGGCGGCTGTATGGGCAGGTCGCCCCGATGGCGCGCGCGTTCAACATCCAGCCACCACACTGGGCCGCCTGGCGCAAAGGCCGCCTGAGCACCCCGGCCGCGCTGGCCGCGATACTGCGGCTGGTTGACGGTGACTGGTGGGAAGCCGCGCTGCTGCGCCAGCGCACCTGCTGGCGGGAGGCGCTGATGATCGCTGCCGGTTACGTCAGCCGCGCGCTGTCGCCTTACGTCAGCAAACAGGCGCTGCGCGACGTCACCGCCCGCCGCCTCTCCAACCTCAGCTATTTAAAGCATCACGAGCTCGAAAATGAGGAGACCGGCGAGCGGCTGAACCTGCTGGAGACGGTGATGGCCAGCGTCGCCAACCCGGCGATCCGCCGCATGGAGCTGATGACGCTGATCGCCGGCGTCGAGCAGACGGCGGAGCAGCAGGGGCATGGCGGGCTGTTTATCACGCTGACCGCCCCGGCGAAATACCACCCAATGCGCACACTGGGCGACGGGCAACGGGTGCAGATGAACGCCCACTGGCAGGGCCACAGCCCGAAAGCGGCGCAGCGTTACCTGGTGGCGGTGTGGGCAAAAATCCGCACCGCGTTTAAAGACCGCCGCCTGCCGGTGTATGGCCTGCGCGTGGTGGAGCCGCACCACGACGGCACGCCGCACTGGCATCTGCTGCTGTTTATGGCCCCGCACCAGCAGGCACAAGTGATGGCGATCATGCGCCGCTACAGTTTGCAGGAGGATGGCGACGAGCCGGGCGCCGCCGAGCGCCGCTGCACCTGCAAGCCGCTGAACCGGGGCGGGGCCGCCGGCTATATTGCGAAATACATTGCGAAAAATATCGACGGCTACGCACTGGAAAATGAGAAAGATCACGACACCGGCGCGCCGCTCAGCCAGACCGCCGCCGCCGTGACCGCCTGGGCCGCCACCTGGCGCATTCCGCAGTTCCACCCGATTGGGTTGCCGGGCATCGGCGCCTACCGCGAATGCCGCCGCCTCCGCCACCTCAGCCTGGCGGAGGCGTTTGATGCGCAGGTGGAAGCGGTGCGCCAGGCCGCCGACAGCGGGGATTTCGCCGGCTACATCCGCGCGCAGGGCGGCACCAATGTGCCGCGTAACCAGCAGACGGTGCGGGTGGCGCGCCAGCACCAGGGGGAGTACAACGCCTACGAGGAGCCGCGCTGCCGGGTGGTGGGCATTTATGCCCCGCACCTGGGGCGTGACCGCCTTTGCCTGACGCGCACCACCCGCTGGCGCATTGTGCCGCGCGCTGCGGCCGCTTCGCCGTTGACCTCAAGCGGCAACGCCGCGCCTTGGAGTTCTGTCAATAACTGTGGGGATCCGCGGCCGTTGGCCTGCCGTTCCGGGGCCGCTGCGCCCTTGCCGGAAGGCCATTTGCCGTTGGCCGGGCTACCGGAATCAGAAAGCAGGTTGTTGAAAAACGTACCTGCGTGCGCAATGTCACATTTTCATCATAAAGATTCCGGCTAAAAATACGCCGATATTAATGGGGGTCAGGTGAAAATATCACCGCCTGTTTTTTAAGCAAATGGCTGCGCGGTCTTGTGCCGTCTCGCTTGGGCGCCTTTCCTGCTCAAAAAAAGAGCATTCCTGACCGGCGTAAAAAAGATCAATAAAAGTGCAGGAATAAAAGCCTGAATTATTCATGGGGCAAAGAAAATTCACCAAATAAATACGCCTGAGTTTCGTAAAAATTAACGGTATTGACGAGTTTCTTTAATTCACCAATACTGGATTTATGATCAGTAACCGGAGGGGAAATGGGTGGAAAACCTGAATAAACAAGCGGTAACGTTGTCCCGTATTCAGCTGATTGCAGATATTTCTCAGGCTGCACAATGTAATCAGCAGGAGTTTTTAATGGCGATGTCGCTGATATCCGATCTGGCCAGCCAGGTCTTGCCGCAGAACCATTCAAACGCCGTGTTCTATAACGTTATTAAGGAAGATAGACACTAAATACAGGATCAACGCTGAGAGTCCGGCGCTTACCTTCCGTTGCCAGGCCGATGGCCGCCAACCGGGTAAGCGCATTTTTTTTCCCGCCGCCCGCCTGCCCCTCCCTGTTGTGCCAACGGTTTCACAACCCCGCTTCATTGCTGCGCCTGCCGGCATTCCGGACACTGAGGGCCATTCTTTCACGCCAAAAACGGACATGCACCATGCGCTATAACGCCTTGCTTTTTTCCCTGATGCGGGCGCGCCTGCCGGGGAGCCTGACATGAAAATCTACAGTGAACAGGGGGAGACCGTGGACGCCGTCTGCTGGCGTTATTACGGCCAGACCCGCGCCCTGGTGGAGCAGGTTTACGCCCTGAACCCGGCGCTTGCCGACCAAGGGCCGGTGTTGCCGCACGGCACCGCGCTCACCCTGCCGGACGCCGCCGCCGCGCCGGTAACCGAGAGTGTGAAATTATGGGAATGAGCATCGAGCGCGTCACCTCATCCCTCTCTTACACCGTCGCCACGCTGCTGGCCTCGCTCGGCGTGCTGTCACCGGAAGACCTGGCGCTGCTGGGCGGCACCGGCGTCGGCGTCGCGACCTTTCTGGTGAACTGGTACTACCCCCGCAAAAGTTTCCAGCTGCCGGCGAAAAGCCGGCTGTGCAAACACGATGAAGACCACCTCAACCATTAAGCGGTGCAGCGCGGCGGCGGTGCTCGGCCTGGCGGTGCTGTTGCCGGACTACAGCACGCTGCACACCTCCGCCGCCGGGCTGGCGCTGATCACCGATTTCGAGGGCTGCCGCCTGTCGCCCTACCAGTGCAGCGCCGGGGTCTGGACCAACGGCATCGGCCATACCCGTGACGTCACCGCCAACACCACCCTGACCGAAGCGCAGGCGGCG